AGCGGCGGCGGCGAGATCCATATTCTTAGCTGCTGCGAGATCCTGGACTAGGGGAATTACTTTTTTAATTTGATCACCCTCTTTAACAAAAGCAGCGATTAACGCATCTGCCTTAATCGTTTCCTCGTCGCCAAAAAGTGTTGTTTTTTGTAATTTTTGTGCCTGAGTTATTAGATCCTGCTGTACATCTCTTTTGCCTTTTAGTGCGACCAGAAGACCTTGTTCTGCTTTAGACTGTACATCATAGGCCGCTTCTGCTTTTTTAACAAAATTAACAATAGAAGAAACAGCAAATGCGGCAAGGAGTGTAGCACCCATAGCCTTGAAAGAAGACATAGCCTTTGCCGAAACCTTTTGTGCGAGACCAATATTTTTTGTAACTTTTTTTGACGCTGCAGAACTCTTTTTCATCGAGGAAACAAAAGCACCTGTTTTCGCGTCAAACTTTATTATGTATGTAAAATTTTTACTTCCCATTACTCCAGCGTTTTTTTAGTTTCTCAAACCTTAAACGACTCGCAGGTTTTTGTTTTTTGCTTTTTTTATACTCTTTGTCTCCGGGAAGTGAAATCAAATCCATCACACTTATTCGTTTTTTTGTCGGAGGACACATGGTTCTCCAGACCGTCCATCGAGCAACATTATAAGATAGTAATTCATCAGCCTCACGATCTGCCGACACCTTCAACAGAAAAGCATCATAGGCCGCTTGAAATTGCAATGGGGTTAATCGTAAATAAGTTTCATAACTCATCCCCATTTGCCCCACCGCTATTCCAACTTGTTCGTCCAGGCTAATTACTTTCCCGGGACTGGCTCCGGTTTTAGATTTTTTTTTACATCCTCTTCCTCAAAAGACATTACCTCCGGGTGATGATCCGTATATGTTATAAACGTTTCAAAATCCATCTTAAAATCAATATCGTTTTCCATAGCCCCAGCCTTTAGACTACAAAAAAGCAAAGCAAGCGAATCTTCGACGCCGTTTACAATATTCGCAGAATGCCCCTGCATCCGTTCGTATGTGACATAACACCTGTTATTTACTAAAACAGGTATACGTACACCCCCTATTTCTCTAAATTTTTGTTTGCTCATTTCTTTCCCGTTTTAGTCTGGTTTTTAACTACAGAATTCAAAAGAAAAATTGTTTGCTCCTTCCAATTTTTTGGACAAGCCTTTATGAATTGTTCAAGAGTAAATGGAAATTTCTTTTTTTCTGTCAATGTTGCACCGGCACACATACAATATGCATACTTTCTTAGAGCCTCTTTGTTTCCAAAACGCACAGCCTTCATATCAACACTTAGTTGCCCCAAAAGGGACCTTCCCTTGTCTGTCACAACAAACCGGAAGTCCTTTTTGTTTAGTTTAAAATTTATATTAGACATTTGTTTTTTTATTAAACATTTGCTCCCACTGTTTTTTTCGTCGGCACACCATCCAAAGAGATTGTTGCGGAATAAGTGCTATCACCTTCAGTCGGATCCTCACGACCACATTCAGAAATATACCCATAAGCCTCATAATAAAAATCGCCCTCGGCTTCAACGGTGTCAATTTTTAGAGTGTCGGCAGCGGGTCTGCCAGAATATTTAACTTGTAACCTCTCACGGTTCAGCCGTGATTGATCGAGTGCGAAAAAATCCGAACCGTCATAACTGGTCAATCCAGCGATGAGAATTGTTGTTACGCCATGTCTTCCCGGCTTAATTCTTGTTGCCCCGCCATCGTCTTTATCTGCTCTTTCACGCATTGCGGTTGAACCGGAATAAGAAAGAGTTGTTCCATGAGCATAAGCTGTCCATATTGGTTCAGCGTCTGTTCCTTCATTTTTGTAGAGCAATATATCTGCTCCAGCTACTACCCCTGAATTTGGCATAATTTATATTTTAAGATTTATTTTTCTGCCGCAACGGCATCTTTAAATTTTTCAATCAGCTCTGCTGTTAGATTATTGGTTAATCCGTTAATCATTGTCAGAGCACCAAGTATACACTGTTCTTCATCAGAATCGGTCTTTAAGAAAATAACCTTCTTTGACAGAAATTCTGCCAGACAGGTATCAAAAGCAACGACATCATTAGCAATGATATATTCTTTCAACCTTTTTAATATGGTGATTGTGTCAGCCGATAATTTACCGGCAAAAAAACAATCATCCATCCAGGAAAGCAAAGCCTTCCAAAAAACACGATCGTATTTTTCAAATATTTTACCAACATTAAAAACTCCCAAAAGTTTTTTCTTAAATATGTCTGTAAAAACAAACAGAGAATCAAGAAACTTAGCAAGAGAATCTTCCTCTGATGCTAAAAAAATACCTTTTTCATTTTCCATAATCTTTCTTATTTTTTTAATTATTTACATACTCTTTCAAAATTTCTTTAGCCTCGGCGAGCGAAAGCTTATTGCCCGACTCAAAAGCTTTGAATACAGCCTTTTTCAAGGTTTTTTTATCAACTGTTTTACAAAACATAAGCACCTTTGAAACCACAGCATTTACGTTTGTTTCTCTCACACTTGTCTCGTCCGAAGCATCAATCATTTCAAGAGCCCGGAGAAGAACCGGAAGATCATTATTAAGAAAACCCTCAAGGAGTGCCAAACCGGCTGCAGTTTCGGGTGCAACCATACCAACCACATAACTAATAATATCATCGACCTTAGTTTCTGCGAAACAATTAAGAGCACGTGCAACTTTTACTGCTAATTCAACACGCTCTGACCTTACAAAAAACACCTTCAAAAAACTTACAAATTTTTTCCACATTTTAATGCCATTTAAAGCCCATTTAAACCCTCTTTAACCAGCCATAAAAGTTAACCTCCTGCGAAGGATCCTTTTTACAAATTCCAGCATATTTTTCAAACTGAAACCCATTAATAGCCTTAAGTAATATTCCAATATTGTTAGAAAGACTGCGAGAAAGCATATATGCATTAATCGCAGCCAGTGTATTATTGCCCAGCTGACCGTCTTCTTTTATGTCTAAAAAATACAGCTCATTGTTATTCAATAAATTAAGAGCTTTTTGAAGATAAAGGACCGCAGCGTAACACCCCTGATTAACGGAGGTATCAAAAAGCTCATCACATAAAGGTTGCTGTTCAATTTCATCAAGTCTTATCTTCTTAAAAAACGTTTCATAATAAAATTTATGCGTAAGAGAAAGAAGGCTGCTATTAATAGACAGCCTGGCGCCAATTATGTTTATAGCAACATTGTGCTTTTCGGAATCAATAAGAGTCCAACCTTCCCATTCGGGGTGAAACCTTCGACTAATACCCATCCACGTTTCGCCACCCCTGTCAGAGTCAAGTAGACTATAAACACCTTCATAGCCAAGTGTTTTTTGATATGAGACTTCAAATTTTCCCATCACAATCTTTTCTTTCTTTGTGTTTTTTAATGAGTTGCTGTATACAATACCTACCCAGATATCCTAAAGCTCCGGACAAAAAAGCAAGAAATAAAGACATTGCAAGATTCGTCCAAACGCCAAATGATATTAAGCCAATCACCGACGAAAACAGAGGTTCAGAAATATCTTTCATTTTCATTTTTTTATATAACCAGGTAGCAGCCTTCTCTAATCTTTCTCCTCTCGCCTTTAACCACTACCTGATTATTCTTATTTACGATCCTGCAACAACTACAAGCCACCACAGGATCCATTTGTTTTCTATCCTGCGTTGTTTTCCAACAAAGCAACTACACCCTTCTGGTCTTTACGTCCCCATGAGGCCCCAAAGCGAACCCAGCTGGAGATAACAGTAGCGCCCAGATATTCGGGTTTATTCTCATCAATAGAGGTCTTTAAAATACCCTCTGCACGACAAGTCATACCAGAATGCCAGAATAAGTTTCCCGGACAATCTGTAGAAATAATAGCATCGTCGATTCCTTTTTTTGCGAAAGAACTTGAATAAACCAATCCTGTGTCGCCCGTTTCAGTTGCACGGACACCAATCTCAATACCCATTATCTTACCCAAGATGCCCTGTTCCAGTTTTGAGGAATATCCTGTTTTTTCATAATCGGTAAATTCTGTCAACTTCAATAGATCACTATAGAAGTCAGCAGTAACAAGACCACAAAAAGACCCCGGAACAGAACCAATATTCATTCTTTGCAACAAGTTATGGACAGCCACCATATCTGCCTTAGTTGCAGCTTTTCTATTTCCAATAAAATCACCTGTAGCAAGAGAAACATTTGAAGCACGAGAAGCACCGGAAGTTTTCAAAATGTTCGCGGCCAAAGTAGGTCCCCAATTAGTAGCTGCGATATCAGCAATTCGAGTATTGATAACGCCAGCCTGTTGAACCTGTTTTGCCTGTCTTTTGTTATAACTAAGAGCAATTTCACTGGGAAGATTAACAGCCAAAGGATCCGCATATACCAGTGTCGTAGGATAAGAATCACTATCATCAAGAGCAACCTTTACTTTCAACGGTAAAGTCTTAATTTCTCCACTACGAGCCTTACCAATTGAACCCTGAATAGGTCGTTCAACTGTTTTGGTCGTGTCTGCTATTCCTGTCTCACCAATAGATTTTTTATAAAAACTATTGTCGGGGAATAACTGTTTTTGCAACTCCGAAGAGTATTTAATTACATTAATTTCAGCCATATTGTTCTGTTTTTTATAGATTAATCAATCTGTCCAGCCGTGCCGAGGACGACAAATACAGTCCCGTTATACATAGCTTCTACTGTTTTGGTTTTACCAGCCACACCGGTGATAGAAGCACCGGTAATATTGTTACCGAAAATAGTCTTTTCCGTAGCGGCAGACTTAAGAGAAAACATAAGCCTTGCCCCAGCCTTTATATCTTCCGGAATCGAAAGATTTATAGTTCTATCCCCCGTTGCAGGGGTTATCACACCGTCGACAAGTGTTAAATCATTGTCAACTTCAATTGTCTGATTACCCGTAGCCGACAATACAGCCGAAGATGCGGGACCAAACGGAAATCTAATAGTCTCCATATTTTTTTATTTTAATGTTCGTAAATCAACTTATCTGCAGCTTCCAATCTTGCAAACTTCTCTGGATCCAAACTTTCCATTTTTGCCAGGGCTTCCGGATCGTGTTGCTCATACCAGGCAAAATCCCTTGCTTCTGCAGCATCGGCATTAACGCCCTTACTTTTTTTAGCGGCCTCGGCGAGAAGATCACTCATCCTTGTTTGTTCTCCCATGGGTTTTTCCTCTCCAATTTTATCGATATGCAACATATCAACAAAGAGATCCATATCAACTGTTGCTAGACGACGAAATTTCTCTTCGTTCCCATTTTCACCATCTGTCACTGCACCGGTTTTTTTGCCAATGCCTATCATTTGATCAATCAATTTCTTATTCGAGTCTTTTGGAATAGAAATTTTTGCCAGTGCATCAAGCACTTGCTGTTCTGACGCATCTCCCTTTAGGGTTATGCCGAACTTTTTGTTTAAACATTCAATTATTTTATCCATCTTTTTATAATTTGATTCTTTTGAATCCATTGTTAATTTTGCCACTAACTTAAGAGGTGACAACGAGGCCAGTTCTATTTTACGTCCCGACACAATAACTTCATCAACCAACTTAGCAGTAAGGGCTTCATCAGCCGTAAACCAGGTATCTGTTTTCATCATCTTTAGAACATCCTTTTCTGCAATATCTCTTTTCATTAACAACTTAACAAGAGTGTCTTTTATCATTTCCAACCCTCTTTTGTCTTTTTTACTAAGAGACTTTATCACCTCCCCATCATCATCAACATAAAATGGAGAATGAATCATTATTTTTGCGAAATCGTTAATTCTTACATTGTCGGCAGCGGCTATAATTACAGCAGCCATACTTGCAGCAATACCGTCCACTGTAACCGTTATCTGAGCACGGCTAACAAGCATTTCGGCGACCACACTTAGCCCTTGAGAAACTAATCCCCCATTACTGTTTATCCGAATATTTATCCTGTCGTAGTTATCTCCCAGATAATTTAGTTCACGAGCAAAATAATTACCATCTATATCGTCACCAATATCTCCATACAATAACATCTCTGTTTCCCTCTTTGCTGCATCAATTATTTTTGAGAACTTTAAATTCATGTTGTTTACATTTTTAAATTATTCTTGCCAGAACTCAAAAATCCAATTAATTTACTACATAAAAAAACATCTATCTAACTATTAAACACTATGTTTAAACGGTTATCACTATATTTTTTTATAGCAGCCTTTTTATACAATTTTGGATAAAAGAAAAGGAGATTACAAAATGGCAGTAACAAAAAAGACAGCAATAACAGAATTATATAACTCGGGATGGGAACAAAAAGACATTGCCAGGATATTAAAACTTTCAGAAGTAACCATTTCGAAGCACGTGACAAAATTAAGTCTCAAAAGACAGCGTTGCATGCAAAGTATTGCGAAAAAGACCTCTGTCGAAAATGCACTTATAGCATTACAATATCAGAGCAAAATCATTAAAATGATTGCCCAGAAACTTGAAGAAAAATTGTCAGACAATCCCAATCTCGAAGACCTTAAAAACTCACTGATACCAAAAGGAGAGATCGACGCCCTTCAAAAATTATTCACAACCATTAAGACAAAAGAGATGGAATGGTCATCTCTCGTTAAAATCATACGCGAATTCATTGACTACATAAAGAATGTTGACATAAAACTTGCACAATCTCTAGTAGATAGTGCCGACGATTACATAAATGCAAAAAGGAGGGTAATGTAAATGGAGCTGCGGGCAAAAGAAAAACAAGAATATAACTCCTGGCTAAGTGAAAAGGCAGCAATAAAAAGACAAGGCCCACGGCAGGAAAATCCAATTATACAAAGAAAAAGGATAAAAGACCTGTTATTGCCTGGTCACGAAACTAAATTTTTTAAATATTATTTTAACCATTTAATCGACTGTGATTTTGCCTACTTTCAGAAAAGAGACGTAAAATACATAGCCGCACACAAAGACACATTTGCCGTCATGGAGTGGCCCCGTGAACACGCAAAAAGTGTTATCTGGGATATTATGATGCCTTTGTATTTGAAGGCGAGAGGAGAGCTATCAGGGATGGTTATTGCATCAAGTAATGAATCGAAAGCAGACACTCTGTTGTCGGACATACAATCAGAATTGATGTTCAATAGTAGATATGTTAATGATTTTGGACCACAATACAATCAGGGAAAATGGACAGACGGGCAATTTTCAACTATTGACGGAATCGGATTTTGGGCATTTGGTCGCGGACAGTCGCCGCGTGGACTTCGGGAACTTGACAAACGGCCTAATTATGCAGTAGTCGACGACATTGACGACAAAGTATTGGTAAGAAATGAAACCCGCGTTGACGACACTGTTAACTGGGTGATGGAAGATTTATACGGAGCCCTCCCAATAACAGGATCCCGATTATTAATAATAGGAAACAGGATACATAAAAAATCGGTACTGGCAAAAATAGTAGGAGATGTAGAAGATGACGACCCGGAACGTGAAGGTATATATCACAGCAAAGTTTTTGCTCTTGAAAATCCCAAAACCCACAAAAAAGAACTAGGAACCAAAGGTGTTCCTGCATGGAAAAGATTTACAAAAACACAGTTAGAACGTAAATTTAAGCGTATGGGCAAAATAAGAGCTCTGCGCGAATACTTTCATGAACACACAGAAGAAGGAACAATCTTTACAGAAGAACAATTGCCGTGGACAGAGATATTACCATTAGAGCAATACGATGCTCTTATAACCTATAACGACCCAAGTTATAAGAAAAGCGCGACAAGTGATTGTAAGTCAATTGTTTTAATAGGTAAAAAAGGCCGCTATTATGATATAATAGATATTTTTTGTCGTCAATGTACTACTGCGGAAATGGTAAGAGCGCATTATTCTATCGCCGCACAGGTACCTGGCAATTTGAAAATAACACACTGGATGGAAGCAAATTTTATTCAGGATATGATGCTTGAAGCATACTGGAATTATGGCGAAAAAAACCCTCCTTTGTTACGAATACGAGGAGACAAGAGAAGCAAACCGGACAAAGAAGTAAGAATAGAGAACCTTTCACCATTGACAGAACAATGCTTTATAAGGTTTAACCGTGAATTAAAGCATAAACCGGATATGCAGGAGTTAAGACACCAGTTTTTAGGTTTTCCAAACGCCAAGGTTCACGATGACGGACCAGACTCTGTAGAAGGAGGAATTTACAAACTCGACAAAAAGAAAGGCAAAAACAAAAGAGGGCACAAAATAAAGATAGGGCAATTTTCGAGAGACAAAAACAGATCAATCTTTTAAATAAAATAAAATGCAATTTTTAACAAACACTGATTTTCAAGGAATAATTGGAGAGAACACGCTTGCGTCTCTTCGTGGTATAGATGACATTAACATAAACGAATCTGAGAAACTTGCGATAACAGAAATGGACCCCTTGCGGGAAAACTTCAATATCGCAACAGAACTTCAGAAAACAGGCAGCGAAAGAAACGACACCCTTATCAGAATGTTAATACACATAACAGCCTACTATCTTTACAACACGGTAGACGACGCAGACATTCCAACACGAATAGACGAAAACTACAACAACCAGCTAAAAAACATCGAAAAAATAGCAACAGGAAAGCTATCCAGTACGATAATGCGAAATTTCGACGAAAGCGGTGTAAAAATAAAAAGCAGCTATAGATTTGGCAGCGATCCTGCACGACATAATTATATATTTTAAAAAAATAAAAATGAATTTCTTTGATTTCCATAAAAAAAACAAACTGGTAGCACAAAACAATGAAATAAAAAAAATGCTACGAGACAAAAAAGGCAGCCGTCTGTCAGACAAAATAAACAAACCACAACCAAGCCGAATTCGAATGGAATTAGCAGCACTTCGTAATTTTGTTATGGACGCTAAAGATCCGTATAATCCCAGCTGGGTTCAACTATACAAAACTTACGAAAACGCACTTACAGACGGAGAAGTATTTTGCCAAAAAGGTATTGCTGAAAGCAAATTAAAAGCAGAACCTTTTATTATTATTAAAGGGCAAAAAGAAAACAAAGAGTTGGCGGAGTATTTTAAAAAACCCTGGTTCGACTCCTTTTGTGAGGCAAAAATTTCGGCTGAATTTTTCGGATACCGACTACTTGAATTCGGACCATTTAACGAAGATGGGCAATTTACCGGATGCAAACTATTCCCTCTTTATAATGTTTATCCCCACAATAAAAACATTATACTGTCAGAAACAGACACGGAAGGAATACCCTATTTTAACGACGATAAAGAAAAAGGCCCTGTTTTACGTCCTGCAGATTTATTCTTTATAGAGCTAGGTGATTCTGAACGATTAGGGAAACTGCAGCTAATAACAAGAGAAGTGATACTCAAGAGTTTCGCGAGACACGACTGGAGCGAGCATAGCGAGAAATGGGGACAACCAAGGATGGTGGTAAAAACAGACGCCGAAGGCAACGACCTTAATATTATTGAATATGGGTTGAGAAATTTTGCCAGAAATGGATATGCTATAGTCGGGATTGACGACGAAATTGAAAAAATAGAAGCATCTTCGAACGGATCCGGGTACTTAGTTTACGACAAAAACATAGACAAGTGCGACAAATATATTTCTAAAATAATAAACGGGCAATCCGGAACAGGTGAAGAAAAAGCCTTTGTAGGATCTGCTGAAGTTTCCGAGAGAATCTTGTCAGACTTCATGAAAAGTCGCCTCAGAGAAACCGAAAATATTATAAACGAAAGACTGATACCATTTCTTATACAATGGGGATATCCACTTGATGGTGCAAGATTTCATTATCCGGCATTAGATCCACCAACTCCAGGAGAAAAGAACACCAACGATCCGGCCGCACAGAACAAATTTTCTGTATTAAAAAAAAAAGATAAAAACAGACACACCATGGCTGTAGATGCTAAAAAAAACGAAATTAAAGATATACTTAGTAGCTATAGCAAACAAATAAAAATGGGCACACAGGTAGATATAGCAAAAACAAGCTACAACAACCCGAGATTTAGTCTTTATAGTAACCTCCAGTCAGATGCGGCACGTTTTGCAACCTTCAGAAACAGTCAGAAACAACGCGATCTATTAAAGGCCACAGGAGTATCAGAGAAAAAAGATATAGAAAAACTCTATAAAGACTATTTAAAAACTGAGAACCAAACAATTTTTGGTAATAGCGCAGCAGCTGAAAGATGGACAGGATTTAAAGAGAATGCGGATATGTACCCAAATTTGCAATGGAGAACAGCAGGAGATAATGACGTAAGACCAGAACACGCAGCCCTTGAGGGGTTAACGCTTCCTATTGACGACCCTTTCTGGAACTCACATACGCCACCATTAGGATGGGGGTGTAGATGCGAACTTGTCCAGACAGATAAGGAAATAAAAAAACCGGAATATTATAAAGAAACTCCTGTGCCAAAAGGATTCGAATTTAATCCAGGAATAACGCAGACACTGTTTTCCGACACCGCAGGATATTACACCAGCCCATCCGCAGAAAAAACGAAATCGCTGACCAAAGAAGCAATAAATCTAGCAGGTCAGGTGAGTAAAGAGGAAGTAACAGCAGCACTTGCAGATAAAGAATTAACCATAAAAAGCCCTGGTATCGAAGAGGCAAAAATAACCACAGCTGATATTAAAAGAATAACCACAGGTGAACATAGCAATCCTGTTCTTAGGAATTATCTTTTATTTGATATCAAAAATGCAGCAAAAAACGCAACCCTTGTCAACACAACAACAACAAAAGGAATTGTTAACTACACCTACAAAATTAAAGGTATAAAAAACATGTATTTAAAATTCAACAAGACAGTTACAGGGAAAATCAAACTTCAGGCTATAACCGATAACATATAAAAAATGGCAGGCATAAGGTTCATATCAAAAATTCAGTCATTACAAAGACAAATCCCCGGCATAAGAAAAAAAATACCTGGCATAATAAAAATAGAAGGTCTCCAATTTATTGCCGACAACTTTAAACATGAAGGTTTTGAATATCGAAAAGGCAACTATATACGGTGGCCAAATAGAAAAAATAAAAAAAACAAAAAAAAATTAATTGGTGAAAAACATGGAGGATCTCTTAAAAGAAGCTGGCAGAGCACAACAACAAGCAAAACAGCCTCCTTTACTTCCGCCTTACCTTACTCTGCAGTACACAATCAGGGATTAATGGCAGGAAGACCACCGGGTTTTAAAATGAATAAATCAGAAATGATAGGAGACTCGCCGGCGTTAATACAAAGGATAGAGAACAAAGTGGGAGGAATAGCAGACGCGCTGCTAAAAAAATAAATATCTAATAAAAAAATAAATATCTAAAATTTAAAAACATGTTATATCCTATTTACACAGCAATTAAACAACAATTAAAGACAATAGACACAGAGAATAAATTCGCAGGCATAGAATGGTACAACGTACAATACGAGAGCACGATTGCTAAAACACCGCGCATTTTTGTAGAATTTCCCGAAGAACTCAAATTTGATCAGATAACCAAAGATTCAAAACGTGCGCCAATTAAAATACAATTACACATAGTTTCGCAGGCAATAGCAGGAGCAGACGGAGCAATAGCAGACTCAATTGTAGAAGAACACGAAAATGTAGCCAAGATTGCCAAGAAAGCCCTTTGTCAATTTACGCCCACTTATGATGGAGTAAAATTAACAAAACCTCTTCAATTGTACTCATGGAAACACTACCACAAGTACAAAGGATATATGATTACAATGCTTGTTTTCACCTGTAAAAAACATCTTATAGAATAAGACACAAAAAGAGCCGCTATTTCGATTAACGGCTCTTTTTATGACAACAAAATTGTTATGATTTTACATAATGGCAAACCGGTGGTCTAAAAGCAACTCTTCTGCCGAATGTTTTACAGACTCATACATAATAGAAATACACTCGTGTTCTGCCACTATAAATTCAATTATCGCACCATCACTCATATTCCATGAAGATAAAAGATAAATTACATCACATTTTCTAAGCATTTTTATACACACATCCATTTTGTCAAGCCACACAGCATCCGGTTTATCCTTAAAAATCCTTTTGCAAACTAAATACGGATTAACAACCGTGCAGTTAGGATCCGCTTTTCTCAACACCCTTTCCGCCCTCTTAAAGTTTTCTTCTGCTATCTCCGGAGGCAATCCTGATATTTTGCCTGATATATATATCCTTATTCTTTTATTCTGCGTCATTCCGTGGAGGTGTAGTTGTATTATCAATCATAGGCCTGTATACTCCGTCACCTTCTTTGATAACGTTCGTTTCCAGCATTGTCTTTTCTGCGAACCTGATCATCAAATCAGCTATATCCATTACCGTATAACGATAAAGCACAGTGTCAGTAACAGGATAAAAGGATTCATCCTTAGTAATAGCTACATTCTCTTTTAAAAAGTCTAATGCTTTTTTATTTTTTGTCAACAATTCTTTATACCATACAACGTCTTCCCGGCGTCGGGGAAATGATGTCTTCGCAATCCTTTTCTTTTTTAATAGTTTTTTACACATAGCTTATTTTACTTAATAATTAACTTTATTTTACACAATGGCTCATATTCCAGTACTTTTTTTTGCACACATAAATGGGGAGTATTTTCAATTTCCACCTTATCTATTTTAACACCCTCATTCTCAACTTTTATTTTTAAGTTCAAAAGGATTTTATTGATCTGTTCTTCGGCTGCAAACTGCAACCTTTTAATTTCGCTAATTTCGTTCATTTTTATTTATAATATTACACCTTGTTTTAGGCCAGTTTACATTACCAAGTAGATCGATATCAGGAATAACCTTCCATTTCTTTTTATTAGGAGTTTCACCCACTATCAATCCAAAAACAGAACCCTCATTTGAATAATACTCAACTCTTTTGTAATTCTCTCTTTTCATAATATTGTTTTTTTGATTCCCTGTTATTACCCCTCCATCTTCGTTGTCGAAGGTTAGTTTTTTTAATTTTATTAGGATATAAAAACTTATCCTTTCTACTATAGGTATGACCTACCTGTAGAATAATGGGAGTGTAGTCAACGCAATAAACGTCTGTAGAATATATCATTATAGTTTCCCTGTACATATTTATTTGTTCGTCAATTAAATAATTCTTTCTCTTTTCCCAAGCTCAAAACAAAAGACCCTCTCTTTACAAGGAGTTGCTCCTTTAAAGAAAAGACGATAACCGTAAGAAAGCCCCAGACAATCGACACGCAATGTTGGATCATCCTTCCCATAACCATTTTTCATTATTAGTACATCAAATTGTACAACTACAACAAGATCCGCCATGATGCTATTTTTTTTAATAGACTGTTCCCACCACTTTTGAGATCTCTTTTTACCGTCATATAATAAAAGCCTGCAACACCAGTATGGTTTAAACTCTCGATATTCTTTGTTTTTTTCAAACAATTCAATCAAATCAAACCATTTTTTCTCAAGAGTAAGATGTAATGTGTTACTCATATTAAACGATTAAAGATATCCGTGTATTTGTCGCTCATTAGTTTTACAGAGTTTGTAAAAACAACCTCAACCTTCTCTTTGTTTTTATAAACAGCAGAAGCCATTTTCCTTTTACCCACAACCAATTCAACAATAGCACCACTTCGTGTGCACTTCAGTATTTCCTTCTTAGCCTCAAATACAGACGGAGCATAATAGAGTGGGAACATTTGTGTCCAGCCTTCTTTCAAAAGAATCTGGCAGCGGCATAGTAGCCAACGGTCACCTCTTTCTAAACTATCAACAAAAGAGGTCTGTGATGAAACAAAATCAGACACAAGGGCACCATTTCCCTTCACTAAAACAGAAATACGGAATTTCTTCATTTTGTCTCTTTGTTTATTGGACACAGAAGAAAATTCTCGTACTTCCTTTTTATCATTAAGGGGATGAAAGTCTATTCCCACCCCCTTAATTTTTTTATGTTCAGATATCTCCATCATATCCTCATGCTTTTAGGAATATTTTTTCCGGGGATATTGCAACGAAAAAATATATCGTCAATACGACAACCTCTGTCAACCTTCCAGTTAGACAAATCACCAACAAATGCAGAACAGGAAAACATGCATGTCATGTTTTTAACTCTTGCAACATTCCATTTCGATACATCCCCATTAAAGTCGGAATGAAAAAAAACACAAGACATATCTTCAATTGCCGACACATCGATAAAATTAAGATCGCACTCATTACCGTTACACTTTATAGCTTCCCTGACAAGAAGCTTTAGTTCTTCCTTGTTATGTGCAACAAGTATCGTAACAGGTTTCTTGCTATGCTCAGAAACAACCTTCTCTACCTGTTTCTTATTAAAAATCTTTTTTGAAAAAATATTATTCATAATTACATTACTTATTAGATTCTTTAGAGTTCAATTTAGTCAGCATACCCCTTGCGTTAATTCCCAGGTAATTATAGAAACAGGCCGTCGAAATATGATAGACAGGCTTTATATAATTTTCATATACATATTTATCATTGGCCTCCCCGTCGAATTTTGCGGAATGAGCCTTGTATATATCCTGTATATCTTTAATTAAAAGAAGTTTATTTCTATGATTGTATGCCATACCGTATTATTATTTAAATATTTCAGGATTAAAAGAAAAATCAGATGGAAAATCAACAGATGAAATACTCAGAGGAACCTTTAATTTCTGACCTGTCGTCGACAAGGTGCTTGCTTCGATATACAGAACTGATTTTTTAGGCTTATAGCTTTTACGAATAATGTCGACGCCTCTCATTAACTGTTCGTCTTTTTCCTGTTCAGCCATATTTTGCAACTCAATAACCCTGTTAGGTTTTAAGTTGCCCTTAATATCTTTCTTAAGAAGTTGATTAATATAACCAACAAGCTGTGCACTTCTTTTGTCAACAGCCAGGCTGTCCATATATTTTCGAACAAGATCAATACCTGCATCCAGAGTATCGTCATAAAAATCCAATACCCGATACCCCAGGGTAATACAATTACCATCGTCATCAGAGAAAGAGTAAGACTGCTGACCTTCTTTTACGCCAAATAGTTTTTGCTTCATCCCTATCAGTGTAACAAATGTTTCAAATGTGTTTTTCTTAGCGAGACTCAATGTGTCACTAATAATTTGCAGGGCTTTTATCTGGTCAGCCACAGCTTCTTTAACCAACCCTTTGTAAGTGAGAACTTCGTTTTCGTGTTTCTCAATTTTTTCCTTTTCCTTAGCGGCAACCTGAAGTTTCAAACTTTCAAACTGCGCAGGACTCAAATCTTCGAGATTAATTCCATTCATTTTTTTATTATTTAGTTGTTATTAAAATTATCAATAGGGAAAGGAACACTGTACGTCTCTATGGCTTTCCCCATACCTTTTTTCCTAAGTCTCAATTGTTTTATTTGTATTTTTGCATTATTCCACCGACGAAAATGAACATCAAAATCAGGATCGTCAACCCTTGCCTTATCAATCCACAGACTTTCTTCATTTTCCTGTCTTTTAAACATCTCAATATTTGCATTAATATTTTCATTGCACAGCCGGATGATCTTCTTAGTTCTGTTTTTTCGTCCCATGTCTACATCTTGCTAATTACACATTTCGAGAAAACGTATATCGTCACCAGACATACAATTAACAGAATTCAGATCCTTCTGTTTATTTACAAATGCGGAATAAAGATTTATTAAACGTTGCCGTGGAATTTTATTAAAAGACCTGCAACCGGAGGCCCTGCATGCAACACTTTTAGCGGCATAAATATCAGAGTCTTTATGTAGTAGCTTTAAATAACCACTAACCGCTGCAATCAATCTTTTTCTCCACTTATCCATCTCAACAACATGTGGAGCAACCATTTTTTCAAGATTCCTGTTGAGTTCAATCAACTCATTTACCGAAAGTTTTAGACTACTGTCTACACCATAACGCTCCAGTAAAGTAAGTTTTATTTCACTGTCAAAACCCATCCTTGACAGCAGAATATGAAACCTGCGCACCAGATACTTTTTTTGTTCAATAACTTTTTCCATGATTATAATATTATTTATTCCTGTGACCCCCAATAATTTTCAATACCTTTTTTCCATATGTCAAACTTCCCTGTATCACCTATAAAACGGCCCTTGCTAAAGGCCCTGTACCCTTCTATCCATATTTTCAATGTAGCGTCGTACATAATATTAACAGCACTACGTCCTAAAGGTTTTCTACCCTCGGACTGAGAAATAAACACAAGGAGTTTTTTAGGATGCTTATTTTTAAGGGCTAAATATTTAACATAATTCAGTCTGGAATGCTGAATAGAGTCAATAATTACAAAATCAGCGCTTTTCCTTTTACTTAGCCGCGTCGACAAATCGGTTATCGATTCGCAATCAAGAAGAGAAAACTTTTTTTTCACCTCCTGCATATTAAAACGTCTTAACGTATCTTGCATTGTCAAGCAGACACCCTCTTCTAACGAATCGTACAACACATTGCCATACTTTGATAATTCCTTGCATAACTGCATAACAAAACTACTTTTCCCGTTACCACTGTTTCCCCATATAAACCACACGCCTGTTTTTTCGGGCTGTCTAAAAGCATCAGCCCAACGCCCTTCAAATGGTAATTTTTCTTTTTTCATGCTCAAAACCCTTGTTACCGATAAAGCCTGTTTCATTTCTCGGCCTGTTTCATTCTTTTTACCATGTGAATAGATCTCTTTGCACGTCGCAAATCAAAGTCGTAATGCTCAACGTCCTTCAATACCTCAGCAATTTGCGAACGCTCAATAACTCCATTTGTATTACATAGCGCATAAATATCATTGGCACAATTCGAAGAGATTTCAAAAAACTTACGGCCAATACGACTGTCCATTTCGGCATAACCTCTTTTATTATAACGCAACCCGAGATCCATTCTTCTCTGTATATAAGAAGTCGATAAAAAAACAATACCACACTCATCTTCCAGGTGGTTGTATAGGTTAATAAAATAAGCAAAGACAGGATCAGACAATTTATCAGCCTCGTCGAAAACCAGAAGAGGTGACGACATTTGCGTTAACCCACGAATAGTAGCAGAAAGAGAATCCCTTAGTCTCATATCGTCGGTACGCAGCCCTACAGAACGGGCAATTTCTCTAATAAAATCACTCTTACGCATGTCTTCACTACATAGAATAACAAAAACATTGCGATGCGAAGAAGCATAAAGTTGTGCTGTTTTACTTTTACCACAACCGGCAGAACCAACAACCCATGTAACATTTTGATAATTTTGAGCATCATCCAGTGCATAAGATATCTCTGTATAAGCAGTGGTCTCAGTATACTGCCAGTCAGAAGACCTTCCACCTGTTTGTATTTGGATTTTACGCCACATAGCATCACTAATGGCACTGTCTTTGCATGCAAGGATTTGACTTAGTGTACCTGCCGAAACCCCATTAAGACTTTCAGCCGCTCTGTTTTGTGAAGTAAAACGACCAACATAATCTTGTAGTTGTTTGCGAATTTCTTCTTTTTTCTCATCCGTAATAATAGCACTCATAATTTAGAATTTAAATTGTATTTGAATTATATTTGAACGTCATTTAAAAGCAATTAAAACTTACCTGCAATCTTTCTTAAATCGAATTTATCTTCTTTGGAATCGTCCACATCAAACGTAAGATTGCTTATCTTTTTTGTAACCTTCCCCAGTTCCACCTCTTCGGGATCTCTTCGATATCTGCGAACGCGTTGTTCTATTTCCCTCTCTGCCCAGGAAGGCATGTTTTTCATTTTTTGTCTATTCAGACCGTTTTGTTCTGGTGCAACGCCATGATCCTGTTCTATTATACGAGCAGCAACCTGTCGTTCTATTCTGTCAAGCTTATTGGCGACAACCTGTCTACGAATAAATGTTTGCTCTCCTTTTTCTTGTTCCTGTTGTGCTCTGTGGATAACCATGTAAGGCTCGGCGGTACATTCAAATCTCATTCCACCATCAGGCTCTTTCCTATATAGTCTAACCTGTGTCTGATCGTAAGGGTCGTACATAACAAAAAACCGCCTACCGATATTATTCCGTCTCCATTCGTGATCAGGAACACCAGGACGGCTAAAAACTTCGTATGCAAATTTTTTACCTTTGATAACAACCTCAATTCCGGATGCAGTAAATGTAGATGCCCTCTGGGTACGAACCCAAAACATGTCTATCATATCATAAGCAGTAACTACCTCCGTTTCTGCGTTAACAGAGGAATTATACATATCTATTCTACTTATGCCTGTAGCAGGATGTTTTAACTCATTCCATTCACGACGAGCCATCAAATAGGCTGCCTTTAATTCATTTAACGTGTAAAGGTTTTTTTTATTTGCGCTAATAAATTCAACATTGGGTTTAGAATTTTCCTTTTTTGTAGTAACATTTTGTCCGGTAAATCTCCAGTCTTTATGTAAAACTTGTGCTTGAAATCTTGAGAATACATTCTCGATAGTCTTAGACTGTCCGGAATAAGGAGCAGTAGGTCTGTGTATATTGCAAATTCGCGAAAACAAACCATCAGATTCATTCCTCTTATGTCCTCCCTGGTTGTCATACACAATTTCATATGGCTTGTGGCCAGATTTCTGTATTGCCATTCTGTAAGAATTACACTGCGCCTCATAATCTTCATGATCACTAATCCAGTAACCAAGAAGTACTTCAGAAAAAGCGTCCACAACTTCATATACCTGGGTTGTTTTAACTACTAACTTGCCAGCCTCTGTGTATTCTTTATAATATAAATTAAGCTTCGTGCCATCACCATACCATAATGCATCCCGCACGCCAGGTAGCTTTGTCCTGTTTTTACGACTATATTTTTGATGAGACTGCATTTCTCCATGAGCAGCGTCATACCATAAGGGTTCAATTTCGGGACGAAACAGAAATGAATGAAGGCTATTCTTCGATTTTAATTTTTTCCATCCATGAGACAAAGCGATCTGGTTAAATTCGGTCCATATTTGTTGCTCTGTATATACAGGAACAACGCTTCTTTTTTTCGCAATAATCCACCGGCCGGCATCAGCTGTAATTTTAAGAGTATTGGTATTCCCCATTCTGCCATTCACCAGAGTTTTATATCCGTTTTTCTTATATTCTTTAATTTTATCTTTCAGTCTGGCCAGATTAGACGGCAATGTATGTGCATATTCTTCTCTCAGTTTTTCAAGAGAGCCTTGTATTGTTGGCCAAAGATTACGTCTGCAATTGTTAAGCGCTTTTGTTAGAGCAACTCTGTTATTAAGCTGACGGTTTATCTCGTTAATAACAGAAGCATTTAGCACATATTCGTCAATTTTCTCAGGCCTTAGGTGGACCTTATTTCCCGCTATATTTTTATAGGTGTATTGTTCGTAAAAAGCCCTGGCTTCTTTATCCATTTTTAGGCTTTCTGTTTTATACTCATTAAGAAGTAATTTTTGAGGATCTCCATATTTGTCAATATATTTTTCGCGATAAGTACCGGGTAATGTTCTGAATGAAATAAGGGAAGGAGTGCCATAACATCCACGTCTAATTCGCGTTACACTGCCACGACGAATCAAAGAATTTAGGTGTTCTTTTTTTAGAACGGATCCTTCTCCTTTAGTTCCTGCAAGCTCTTCAAATGTTACACAAATAGTATTTCTAAAATACTCCATTTTTTTTTGTTTTGTTTGTTCCTGTGCTGATAATGAATTGGATAATACCGGCACATTCACGGGAATACATCTGTTTTTATAGCCCGGATGATTTTTTATAATCTTCTCCTTTTTTAAAATAGTATTTGATTGTTTTTAATTCTTTAACACTAAGCTCTACTAAACAGATACTACCTAAGAAGATAAGGGCAAAAATTACTATAGGAAACATAGAATAACCATTACAAAACAGGAATATTGTTTCCCCCAAAGACCACAGCATAAAAAGAACACTGCCAATAACTTGCAACCACGAACCAACCACCGCTATCCTGTTCATGATTCAACCTCCTCTAATATTTTTCCCCCACGTTCAATAGCTGCAACCCTTAAGGTTTCTGACAATGCAGAATGTGTTCTGTATCTCAATGCAGATCTAACTGTTACACAACTAACTTTAAAATCTCTGATTAAAGAGGTCCGAACTTTTGTGTCGACTTCAATCTTTCTTGTCTTTGGGTTTTTTATCGTCATTATTTTTTTTGATTAAAATTGTTTAACTTTATAACATCTTTCATTTTGAAAGGCATTACAAACATAAACAGTTTTGTTTATATAAACAAACACTTTTATTTATTTTTTTATTATAAAGGGAAGTGATGTTAAAAAAAGACTACAGTCTTTAAATTATAAACTGGTTGATATTGCCCAGACAATGGGTATAAAACCTCAAGCCTTTGAAAGTTTATTAAAGGCTAATGATATAAAGACGGGAGTTTTAGAAAATATAGCAAAAGCAATAAACAAAAGTGTTTATTTTTTCTTTTCTACTACACCAGAAACAAAAAATGCAATTGCTAAAGAGGTTGACGTACTTAAAGGTATTCCTCTTATTACAATAGAAGCAATGGCTGGATTTTCAAAGGGTGATTTCCAAATAATGAATAACGAATGTAAGCATTACGTTATTCCTGTTTTTAGAAACGCCCAGTTTCTTATCAGGATCGCGGGATCCTCTATGATACCCAAATATAGTTCAGGAGATATTGTTGCCTGTAAAAAATTATCGCTAAATGATATATTTTTCCAGTGGAACAAAGTATATGTATTAGATACAGACCAGGGAGCACTAATTAAAAGAATAAAACCGGGTTCTGACAAACAACATATAAAATGCGTGTCCGAAAATTCTAATTACGACCCCTTTGAATTATCATTAACACAAATACACTCACTTGCACTTGTTATTGGGGTTGTTCGCCTCGAATAATACCTTCACGCACATTTTTATACTCACTGTTTTCTTATATAGGACCATAAAATATTAATAATCAGTCTTTTTTATACAACTATTTGATTTTATAAATGTGTATTTTGCCCCCCTGAATGTATAAAAAAAGTGCTTTTTTTCTTAGTTTTTTAAACTTTACCCCCTTTAAAAACAATAAAAAAAACATTATTTTGACCATCCAACTGACCATCCAACTGACCATCCAACTATATTTATTGCGTTTTTTTGTCAAAATATACAATAAGCATGGTATTGTATATTATTGTAAATAATGATCCTTTGAACGGTATTTTGAACAGTAAATAAACAAGCTTTTATTCGTAGCAACAAATAAAACATACTGACACAAGTTAGTCTATAAAAAAACCGCTCAAATACGTTGTTAAGCGCATCAGGCGGCTGTTTTTAATACCTGCTAAGTAATAACACGGGTTAAAAAAACATTAAAAATTTTGGGTTAAAAATACTATCTTTGTCTTATTGTTTAATGTCAATATAACATATGTAACAAAACACTGTTCAATACTGTTTATAATTTAATCACAATTAAAGGAAATATACATTTGGTTTTGAATACTCATTGCTTACTATTATGGCTTATTCTTATAAAAATCAGTTATTTATATTAAATAATAATTCTATTCTATATTACATTTGGTTTATCCCCCCTTAGGTCACAGGTTGAAAATGTATATCAGCGTCGTGCCGATTTGATTCCTAATCTTGTAAGTACAGTTAAAGGATATGCTGCTCATGAAAAAGAAACATTGGAAGGTGTAGTAGAAGCTCGCGCTAAAGCGACTTCTGTGAATATTGATCCTTCAAAAATGAATGCAAATAATATTGCAGCTTATCAGAAGGCCCAGGATGGATTGAGTTCTGCATTGAGTCGATTGATGGTGGTGGTTGAAAAATATCCTGATTTAAAGGCTAATGAAAATTTTTTGGATCTCCAGGCTCAGCTTGAA